TATCTATTCTGTGGGGGCATCCGGCAACATCTGGCTTGACCCCGCCATATGACCAGGGGCTACGCCTGGTGCTTGCGTAACCGCTGCCTGACCGGCTGCGGCGGGACCGTTCGGATCCACGGGCTTTCTAGCCGACTTGGGTGGGTCCGGTGGTTTAACATTTGTTTTCCAGACATTGTTCTTCTTGTTTCCATATGGAAATCCTTGTGCCCCACCCCTAAAGTAAAAACTGTTCTTGTCGTCCTCGGTGCCTTGGCGGAACCCTAAAGAGTGCTCGTGTAGCACGGTCAATTCAAAATTCAAACGAACTGCCTTTGGAAGGTATTCAACACCTCCAGTGCGGAGGGGACCGCCCCTTGAGTAGGTAAACATCCCTTCTTCAAGTAATGGGTCCATAGTAAACCCATTAACATATCCAAGCAGCGGTCCGTTGGTTGCTGCATTCTGGATCAGGTTTCCGAACTTCACCTTTAGGAGCGGACCCATATTAATCGTAGACGCACCCTGGCGTTGCTCGTAAAGAGGATACAAGAATGTAAAGAGTTTATTTATCTTGGACAAATTTTCTGCTGCCTGATCAACTCCCGAAGAGGGAACGATCCAAGCCACCGATAATGCTCTTCGTGTTTGACTAAAGGTTGCTATTGGGTCCATTCGACCAAAAACATTTTCAGCCGTCCATTCTGAATTGTAGGCATCACTGAATCCGTCGAGAAAAGCGGAGAACTCTACAAAATTCTTTTTCTTATCTGTACTTGTAGGGACGTGCTCAATGTAAAGAGTAAGCCCCTGGTTATACAAATCCTGCTCACCAGGCAGCCCTGTTTTCATTGGGTACTTAGGATAACTATTGTTTGGCACCTTTTATTCCTCCCTATGAAATATTTAGTGGATTGGTGGCTTCTTCGTAAACATCCATAACGGCTTCGCCGAAAACCCTATCATTCACTATTAATTGAATTGGCTGCCTTCTTGCTTGTGCAATTGTTCTGGAGCGACCCGCATTAGCAGTAGCAGTCGCTGCTTCTCGCATTGCCACCCTGTCGGCTGCCCGAGAAGCGTTAAAGGTAGCCTGAACTTGTCCCATCACTGCTTTCATATTTTCTAGGTCGCCCGTGCTTACTGTTGTCGAAACAGTAACAATACGCTCCAGACTAGCCATTGATTCACTAGCCGCCTCAAAATCACCGAAGGCTTTTGCCAGGGCTCCCAGTTCTACAATAAAGGACCTAATTCCATTGATGACCTCAGAACTTCCCAAACGTGCCATAGCATTGGCTATGATATCTAAAGATCCAGCAATCCCGCTAGTTTTGTTGCCTAGCGCCATAGATATTAGATTTAGGGCTAATCCCAAAGCAGTCAAAGCCGCAGCCAAACCTAGCAAAGCAACTACACCCGCAGCAAAAACAATTGCCCCAATACCGCTATACATGACTGCCCCTAATGCGACTATGGCTAGACTTAAGATAACAATCGCACCGGCAGCGGTCCCCAACTCATCCAAGCCAATGTCTTTAAATGAACTTAAAGACATACCCAGAATCCCAAGCGACGCCGCCAATCCCACAATTGCTAAGGCACCTTTAGCAATTTGTGCTGGGGAGATAGTCCCCAAGAAAGCGAAAAATGCTTGGAGAGAAGCACCCAAGTTTGTTAGAAAAGCCGGCATTGTGGGAGCAACAAAACCCATTGTAGTAAACAGGGATGCTAACATTGGACCAACAACAGGTAGCGTGGTGGCTAGAGTGCCCACCACAGTGAGAATCCCTTTCATCGCTGCGACAAATAAAAGTACTTGAGCAATACCCGTGTCGGCAAGAAATTGGACAAAGCTCATTATCGTCTCAACCACTGGTGCCATCTTTAAGAAAAGGTCTTGCATAGCGACTTTGAATTTATCCATAGCCGTTGTCATAGCCTCTGCTCGCTCTTTCATTTCTTTCTGTTCTTTATTGTATTTCCGCAATTCTACGGGGTCACCAAATAAACGGCTAGCCAAATCCACATCAACACCTAAGACCTCGGCAATGGCTTGCTTCTGTCTTCGGTCCATGTCTTTAAAGTTTTTACCTCGTAAATCAAATTCTTGCCGCAAAATCTTAATGCGATCCTCGTGACTGGCTGTCATCAACTCCACAGAATTAAGTTGAAGACCTATTTGGGCATTTAGTTTTCCTGCTAGATCGGCAGCCCCCTGAAAAGTATCAAAGGCTTCTGCAATGTTAAATGCCTCTTGTAAATCCATACCCAGCGACCGGGCTTCTTTGGCAAGTTTTTTAAATACTTTTACGCCCTCATTGCCGTAGCGAGCCAACTGAGGCTGAAGAGCATTAAAATCACTGACCATCTGGCTGGTCGGTAAGCCTATCTGTTGCCCAAGCCTATCAAAGTCTTTCGCTACTCTCTCCGCTGCATTAACAGTAAGGTTCATTCCACGGGTGAGCCCATCAAAGAGTAAGCCAGTTTCCTGAGCACTAACTCCCATCTTTGATAATGCGGCTGCCGTATCTCTTAAAGATTTGCGAGCACCCTCATTAACCGTGGCGAACAAGGTCATACTAGTTGTAAGTCCGCCAATAATTTCAGCGCCCTCAGCCAGGGTGATGCCCAGGCTATCGTTCGCTTCTGTGACATCTATAATATCATCGGCAAAAGCCTTTGTATATCCCGTGGTTTGTGCCAGAGCAACATTTGCGGCATCAAGAGAATGTGCCATCTTGATAAGTTCAGTTGTCAGACCCTTTACGGAAGCAATCTGGTCTAACTGAATCCCGGTTAATTCCCTACCTAGATCAAGGGCTTCTTTTTTAGCCTTGTTCGATGCTTCTAGCGCCTTCCTTTCTTCCTCAAGGAGTTCGTTCTGTCGCTCACGTTCACGGTGAAGATGCTTAAGACGCTCAATCTGCTGTGTGGTGAGTTCGCCCGCAATGAGCCCCTGATCTCTGGTTACTTTATAATATTCTATCTGCTGCTTAAGAAGCTCGCCAAGTATCCTTCTTTCTTCACCTGTCGCTTCCGAGCGGCGTTTCGCTAAGTCTTGAATAGCCTCATAACTATCTGATAGTTTTTTTTGACTATCTCCTAGTTTTTCGGTAAGGTCGATCTCTCGCTGGATCTGATCTAATCGTTTCTGTCGTTCTGCTAAGGTTTCTTCAGCCACCCGTCAATACCTCAGTTTCGAATAGGCCAGGATATGCCTGCTTCTCGTTCAAACCTTTTAATCGCCACATCAAGTTTGGCTTTTTGGGAATAGGTCATCGGATTATCGAGACCGTACTTTTTAATATAATTCATATATCTTTTTTCATTAACAAGAGCATCAGTGAATCTTTCCACTTCTATTTTATTCCCTCGGACTCGCACAGGAATCCGTCTTCCCTTGTACATTTTTGAAAGCAAATATTGTATCCACGCCGCAAAGACGTGGAGGATGTTTTCGTTGAGTTCGCCCTTGCGAGCCGCCCCCAAATCAAATACTATTTCTTTTAGTTGTTCTTCAGTAAGCATAATAAATCCCCAGCAACCAACACGGCTGCTTAGTAAATAGTCATTAGATTAGATTTATGATCAACTACCGTCGGCGGGATTTGGCTCGTGCCATTGCTTGCTCGTGCTGCTCTGCTTCGTCTTTTTTCTGTTTGGCTAATCGTCTCAAAAACCAACGTCTTAAAACAACTGGTAAATTGTAAGCCTCGAAAAAACTCCACCCACCGTAATACTTTAATTGAAAAAACTCTTCGTATACGTTTTCAGCGTATTGTTCACTTAGGCCAAAAAAAGTCGATGGTCAGCGGAACCTCCATGTCCGCAGAGTAGCCACAGGAACTGCACTCGAATGTTTGTGTAAGGTCAATATTGGGAGAAGCCGCCGTATAGAACGTCCTCAAGAAACGGGAGTCTCGGGCTGGCATTGCGTTAACAAAACTCGCCACAGTCATCACGTCGTCGGATCCGTTTACCGAAACAATGAACGCTCTAAACTGGTCTGTAAGTGTTGAGTCGTTCAGTTTTTTCTTAGCATTGCGCTGGGCTTTCTTGAACAACTTCATCTCATCCTCCCCTGTGAGAAGGCGTACTTCTACCTGAGCCTTTGTCATAGGGGTTTCTAACAAGAATGTGTTCCGATCCGTAAGAGTAGCATTGAAGTCTTCCAACGCAGAACTTGGATCTGACACTATCCCGTCGTTAAGGTCGAAAGCATATTCATTTTGTTCTGAGCAAGCGGGGCACGTCACTTTCGTCTCGTAAATATTTCCATACCCAGTCACTCGTGCAGCGATGATCAAAGCATTTTTGTCACCCACCAAAAGAGAGTTGACATCAATGTTCTTATCGACAATCAGATTTTCCAAAACTCTGTCGATAGCAATCCCTGCCTTGACTAGTGACCTAGAGGTGAGAATATCTTCCTCTTTAGCGGTCATATACTTAATTTCTACAGTATCGCTGTTATGAAGCGGGTGCCCTGGTGGGTAGAACTTTCCACCACTTGGCAGGTTGATCATTTCTGTTGGTGTCGCCCAAGAAAAAACACCCCCCGGCTGTGCTGTCGCAGCAGCGGCGGGAGGGTTTTCATCCATTTCCATAATTTCTTCGTCTTCGAAACCGAGACGGTCTTTATTTCTACTCATATTTTAAAACCTTTCTTAAGAAACTTTTTTATCCTACGCTACCTTGAGCGTATCTCACAGCGTTGCCACCCTTAGAAAGAACGGCATAGTCATATACGATTTCCATCGTAATCTCTTGCATATCATCGGACATATAATCAAGGGATCCACCAAAATCAACACTAGAAATCCAAGGATTCGTTAGGCTCCACGTTTCAATAATCTTACCCTCGCCGTCAATCTGCGATATACTAACACCAATCAGACCCTGCTTAACCGAGGCATTCTTGCTGATTGTCGCACGCTTGTTTTCGTCAGTAGGGTACTGATATCCAGAAGCGACAATTCTTTCAAGCATTGTTTTAGCCATATCGGGATCAAGTGGATCAACCAGAGTAACACTGATTGGATCCCAAGTGGCACGACCCGGATATTTAAACGAATGATTCAAAAACGTATGCTCAATGGTGTTAATATTAACCTTTGGCTTGTTTGCTGTTTTAATGACCCAAACTGGAATGTTCCCAATGTTGAGAATAAACCTATATCTGCGCTTTGGATCTAGCTCCGAGTTGTTCCAGAACTTCATCTGTTAGTACTCCTATTATTAGTATATAGTATTTCCATAACTTTTTTAATCCTCAAACGAAGCACCGCTATTTGTGACCACAAAGTCAATAGCAAAGAACTCAGCAGCACGAGTGGGCTTAACCAACAGTTTAGCATAAATAATATTTCTGTCAATCAAGTCCGGCGTAGTCGTTGACTCATCCAGAATAAGACGGAAGTCCTCAATTCCAAACTGTGAGCGAACATCGCTAAGGATAGGTGTTGCTTGCTGGGTGAATCGAGTCCAAGTATCTTGGGTATTCGGGGCAAACAACAGACGAGAAGCGATGAAAGATATTTCTCTCTTGAGATATATCAACAGTCTTCTCACATTGATTCTGTCAAGTGCCGAAGCAGTTTGTTGAAGCGTCTTCTGTCCAAAGATAACGATTCCTTCTGCTGGGAACTTCGCAATCGGGTTGATGTTTGCTTCGTAAAGCGAGTCACGATCTGCCGATGTAAGGCGCTTCGAGACATCCAGCACTGGAACGCCGCCGCCGCCATCAGACAAGCCACCTCGGGCAAAACCAGCAGGGGCAAACCACGGGGCTGCGATGTTGTCTGTATTAGAAAGGGCACCCAATGCCACAATCGAAGGAGGTGCCCACAGGCTTCGCCCTGAATTCGTGTCATTGATCAACACCCACGGATAGTAGGTCGCACCGTAACTGGTGTTGAGATTACGAGCATACAGCCCATCAACTGCCTGCTTCACTGTGAAACTGTTGCGCTGCTGTGCCGACTGAGCATTAGCCGTATCTGGCGTATATACATTCTGAATATCAATCAGAGCCAGAGCGTCTCCTCGGTCCTCAGCAGTGTCCAGAAGATAGTCTGTGGCAACATTCTGTGTGATACCTGGCATCGTTACAGCGTTCATTTGAATAACGTCTGGGTCACTGATCAGGTTAACTGCTTTCTGAATCGAGTAGAGCGGGTAAGATGTTTTGCCATCTGTTGCCGAATTAAAGGCAGTTGACAGGCGGAAAGGATCTCTTTCTGTAATATCAAACCCGTCCACGCCACCGTGAAGTGTGGTGGTAAACTTATCAATACCAGCCGCCAAAGTGCCTGTATAACTCTGTAAAGCAGAAACACTTGTTCCGGCTCTTCGGTAAGTCTCAGCGTAAGCAGCCGCACGAGCTACTCCAGCCGAGTTCAGAGTTCCTGAAACGTTGTCCAAGGAGAACACCCAAGATGTCTGAAGTGGATCCGACAACCCGAGACTTTGACTTGATGCCGCTGCCACATTGTGGGTTACCGATGCCGGGCTGCCCTGGAGAGTTCGGGCGGGCGAACGGAGGCAATCAACCAACTGTTCGCTCAGGGTAGGATCTGTAGCGGTGCGACCTGTCCAGGCACCCCAATATACATTGTTCATCCCTCGTGGACGACCCCACGTATTATTGTCCCTCAATGGGACGCTGGGGAAAACAATCGAACCACTAAACTTCAGGTTTGACATAGTGGCAGAGCCCGCAGCGTTACCAAAAGAAAGTGGACCTGTGTACTGCGATATGCCGTGACCACCAAGAGCCCCAAACGAGGCTACGGGACCACCATTAATCAGGTCAGCGGCGGCACCTTGTAGCCCACCGTATCCGGTACCAGCGCCATTAACATTTTGTGCTGGCTTGCCTTGTGGTCCAGCCACTCCAAAACTAGCAGCACCTGAAGCAAACGTGACTGCACGGTACTGTTGAGGACCCCAAACACCAAACGGCAACAAGCGGGTGTCTGTTGCAGCACGGTCTACGTCTTCATCCATTTCTACACGGATGTAAACTGATTGATTTGCATATGTTCCATATTCAACATCCACCTCTTGGTCTTCATTGTACACCGTGTATCGGTCGCCGATAACTTTGGCGATGTAATTCGAGGAAGCCGGATTGAGGGTCAACGAATCAAAACGCTCTAAAATCTGAGGAGCGTCATCAGTGTCCCCAAGGCTTCTGATCAACAAAGAGAATGTTCCGTATTGTTGGAAGTCTCCCCGAGGGGCTGTAATGTTTGTGATAGAAATCTTAATTTCTTCTTGTGCCCAAGCGCCCTTAGTTCTTGCCACACAACGGAAAAGTCGTTGCATATTTTGAGAGTAGTATTCCGAAGCGAGCCCTAAGTCCTGGGCAATAAACCAGCCAGTGCTGCCGGCAATAGCCCCATAGTTACGATCATTAAGTTCTACAGAAGTACTTCTTTGATTTTCCAGCGGAAGGATAGCAACGTGAGCAGCCGTATCAATCGCACTGTTCAAGACACCAATACTAGAGGCTCCTGCTGCCACCAAAGAGCGTTCATACGACTCTCCGAGCCAGTACTTACCGCCTTGAGCGGCAGACTGGGCGGCTGTGGTCGTAATGTCACTATTTGTCAGTGTTGGGTTAGTGTTCAATACTTTGCGTATGAACCTTGGAGAACTAGGATCAAGACTTACCTTGATCTTCTTTCCATTGCCCGCAGTTCCGTCAGCGGAAATCAACAAAGTAAGTTCTCGGTTAGTCATCGGGTACATCGTGCATCCAGCGTTAGAGACGGTAGATCCACCGCTAATAAGCTCACCGACGGGAATACCCTCAATCGCTACTCTACCAGTGCTGCAATAGATAACAGCAGCCAAAGATCCAGTTTGTGTGGTTGTAGAATTAAGCGACGCCGACGGCCAAACAACAAGACCCCAAGCCCCACCATTTCCAACAGTGCTATCAATGGTTCCTGCTTTCCATCCCGCCAGACCATTTCCACTGGCATCATTTGCTTGCTCGCCCAAGAGGCGAACATACGTCAAAGTTGAACTGTTTCTCAGCCAAGCCTGAGCAGCATATGCTCCAAACGTCGGAGCGTTCTTGTTGCCCTCTCTCCAATAATCGCCAGGCTCAACACCCGCAATTGGCTCACCGAAGGTGGTCACAAATTCAGAAAACGAGGAAACCTGAACTGGGAGCATTCCCGGTCCTTTTCTTGCGGTTCCTATCACCACGGGTCCTACGGCTGCTGGAATGTCCGGTAGTGCCGAGTTATCGATCTCATCGATATAAACGCCAGGTGATATGAACTTAAACTTTCTTGAAGAATTATCCGCCATTTTAAACTTATTCTCCTTTAAAAATGCCTACATAAAAATGCGTGTATTGGGAGTTACACTATTATTAAATAGTTCGATAAACCGTCAAACTCCCTCCTCATATTAAGGACGATATTTTTCTTTTTTGCCGTAATGAAAATCAGGTATATCCCCTACGACGCTACGCTCACGACCTATTGTAACTTTAACCGCAGACTCTCTTTGGACGATTGTTGGGGTTCTTTGGTTACTCTCTTCTCCCACAATATATCCCAAGACACGGATTGTTATATTTGTTTTAAAAATTCTTTCGGCTACATCTAAACCAGATGAGTTGTTCTCTAAAGAAAAATCAGGCTCCATAAATGCCTCATAATGGTTACCTTCGTGAGAAACCTGAAACACACTGGGAGTGCTTGTGCGTGCTAAAAAAGGAGCGACAATCTCATTCATCTGTTGAGCGTAGTTGGAAACTAGACCTATAGTATAGGAAACCTCGACAAAGGTTGGCATAGGAACGAGCAGCGTCTCATACACAATATCTTCGTTGTCGCCAGGAAAGGTCTGTCTATTTTTGTCAGTGCCCGAAGGTGATTTGCGAATTGAATTCGCATTGGCAAAGTTTTTAGTTTTATCTTGCTGTACTCTACGGGTTATCTCTATGGATCCGCCTTTCTTGTAGTAATCAAAATAAGGCGGAACGTAGACACCATAGCGACCCTTATTCTGAGGGTTTCTGTTCACTGCTGTTCTAAGTACCGAAATCATAGGGTATTCCAAAGTTCTCCCCCCTGACTTCTCTGGGCTTCCTGACCTAAGGGTTCTTTCGTTTTTTATTTGAAACGCTCGCTCTGGAACAGAGAACACAACAGGAACTTTTCGGAATCCTGCGTTTTTGGTTGCATAAATGTTAAGTTCATCGTTAACATAATTGTAGATCGCATAGTCAATGTCCTCCATCGTAGAAGGACTGAAAGGATAATTGACTGACTCTTTTATGTTCGGACGGGGTTCACTTGGCATTGAATAGTCCCTCTCTTGCTTGTTTGCACACTGCTGTAACCTCTAGTGATGTTCCGTCCGCAAAATCGCTATCTTGCCCAAAAAGATATCGTGGTTCAAAGACATCTACGATTTCAAAATACATTCCATCATATTG